ATTCTTCAAAATACTGCTGTTCTATTTTTCTGGCTTCATAATGGTCAGCACATTCACGAAATGCAATTATTTCCATCTTCCAATTGTCCCAGCCACCAAATTCACGTATCACATTATACACCTTACAATTATAATTATCAGCCTTTGTATTTGCGCAACTGCGTTTATGTCCATGTTTGCGTTGCACAAAATTCGTGGTATGTCCAATGTACACATCTTTCACATCAGGATTCTTACAATGAATCTTATAAAATACTGTGTTGGAATAATCAATATCTGTCTTTGGCATGATATAGATTATTATAAGAGTAAATTCTATATTGTTTCGTCTACAATAAGATTCTAAACCCTTTCCACCAAAAATATACAAGCATCGTTTTTGGTGGGAACTATAATTGTGGGAAAATCGACACAATTATATGTTCACAAACTGGGGTCATCAAAATCCAATGCAAACATATCATCATCATCTTCCGTGAATATATTAGGTCCGGTCGTCTCATATCTGGAATATATGTGATAACTACAGAGTGTTGCCATTATAGACCACAGAAATATGTTCCATATTTGAAAACAATAAATGATAAACATTAATATTTTCGAGATGTTAGAATTGTTCATATCCAAGAAAAATGAAAAGCCTTTTGAATCGCTTATGGTCATGAATTGCCGACATATTGGACAAGTATTCGCTACACTATACCATTTACTTGCACAGCAAACGTGTAACCACCCACCGCACCCACATAGTTTCAAGTATAGTTTCTGTGTTTTCCAGTCAATCGGCACGTCTTTATCGTCTGTGTAGATTTCCAAACAAATTAAACATTCGTTCGATGGCATATGCACGATTTCGGGTATTTTATCGGGTAAATATTCGTAATGGTCTATAACTCGTGGAACATGAAACATAATATATATTATTGAAGATTTAAAAATAACGTAACACGCCGAAATAGTATGGTGTTGAATATGCAATAAAAATCTCATATTTTTATTGTAGAAAACGAAAAGTACCCGCGTTCTCAAACATTCACATGTGAATTATTGGTAAACGCCCATGAACTTCCAGTTGAATCACTTGAAAAAACAAACGACGTATTTGCAGACGGACTGGCTGTCGAATAAGTTGACCCACATGGGTTCAAAAATACCGTGCCGTTGGTAATATTGTATGGCGAATTTTTGGTCGAGTCGATTGGATTTCCATTTGTATCGATTGGATTTCCATTTTGACTGCCCGAGGGGTAAGTAATATTGGCGGTTGAAAACCCCGGACTAGGCGGGCTGGAAATAACATAAACTTCGACGAATTGGCGTTGATAACCAACGTTCTCTTTGATCAACCGTATTTGATATTGATATGTAGACGCAGAAATATTATCCATATACCAATCATAAAATGTAACAAGCAATATAGTGATTGAATAATTCGTGGCTATATTGTTTGCATAAGAAAATGTTCTCAATAATCGGTCATAATTTCCTAATAATATAGATGGTACAAGATTACGTGTAATGTTTACTTCTGCGACTGGATTAGATGTGCCAAATATCAACGCGTTGTTAGATGACCAATATAAATTATTTGTGTAATTCGTACCGAAAAAATTAAAGACCATGTTTGCCATGGGAATCGGGACATCGCCATCGTCTAATGTATTTGGAATGGAAGGGTTCGATGCGTCATATAATGTGCCGGGTAAGGCAACCGACGTGAAACTACCAGAATAAAGAGAACCGGGTCCGCTTATAACACCTATATTAAATGCGGACGGTGCACAATAACATCCATATCTACGGCGATCATTTGCTAAACCTGAACGTAGTTTACTCATATATATTATGTCGACCAAAAAATATGGATCATAATGACTGGTTTATGCCGATATAACACATAAATGTCCATTGTGTTTTTGATCAGGTTCTCCATTTCCTCAAATATATTGTGTAAAAATGATCCAAAATATTATGATGCGGTTGTTTTATCCAGCTTTATCTCGGGCAATACCTTCTTGTAGATCTTTTTGTTGAGTTTATCGTGGTCTTCGTAGTTTCCCAGTGAATGGACACATGCTTTTGCATAGAAATTGTATTCGGGCGTGTCCAACTCGCGGGCCAGTGGGTTGTCTCGCACGTATTGTTTCACTTCGGCGTAATATTTATTTTCGATGCTGTTAATCAATCCATTCATGATTGGTGCGTCTGCAGTGCTTTTGTTCCACGTTTCCATGTCTTTGATATATACTGTTTCGCGTTTCAGGTCGGTACAATGCAGCGGTCGGTCAGTTACGGCCATTTTATTGAGTGACTGGATAAGAAGATTGCTAATACTGTCCACATAACCGTCCTTGGAAATCGCCACCAAATGACTCATATTGATTTCGATGTTTTTAATAAAGTCTTGTAAGCTGATGGCGTCTTTGCATTCTTTTTCGAGGTAAAGTTGGACATTGAATGTATTATTACTGTTGGTATTCGTGGTACTGTTGTTATTGCCGATATGGGGAATCATTTCTCTCATGGTATTTTGCAGTTCCATATTTTGCTTGATAAGTTCGTCTTGGTGTTTGTCTTTTGCGGCCATTTGGGAAATAAGTTCGTCTTGGTGCTTGTCTTTTGCTGCCATTTGCTTTATAAGTTCGTCTTGATGCTTATTTTTAACAGCCATTTGTATCATGAGTTCCTTGACCAATACCAGCAAATCTGCTGAATTTGGTTCAATGGGTTCGATTGTAGTTCGAATGTTCTCTTCGGGTGGGGGAGGGGGTTTACATTTTTGTTTGTGTTTATATAGTCCGGAACGGTCTTGGTATACCTTGTTGCAATATTTACAGCAATATTTGGGTTCTTGCGGATTCCGTTTGTTGCCAGATGATTCCAAAATGTGCTTACGGGTAACAATATGTTTTTCATAATCATACTTTCTCTTGCATATATAGTTACAACTCTCACAATTATATTCCTTTACGACTTTTTGCGACATCGATGATTCCATTCTCGTATATATTATGGCAACAGAAAATCGTCTAAATCCTTTTCCGCAAAAAGTATAAAAAAGTTTACAGTCACAAATTAATTCATGTAAAATTGGGTTTTGCTGCATTATGCAGTGAAGTGGTTTTTTACACATTCGGAAAAACTTATTAGGTCACTTTTGAAAAATGGACAAGGAAAGTACATGTCCAAAATCCAAAAACGAGCCAAAAAGTTTTTCCGGAGTTTTTATGTGGGAACTATATAATTGTGGGAAAATACACGGCCGCGGTAATTATTATGATAAATTACATAAGAATATTTATCATACTATAGGAATGGGATATATCTATACAATCACAAATAAGACCGATAATAAAACATATGTTGGACAAACCGTAAGAGAAATGGATACCCGATGGAAAGACCATTTGAAAAAGGGAAGCAATTGTCGATATCTAAAATCCGCGATTAACAAATACGGGGTCGACAATTTTGTGTTTAAACTGGTATGTATAACGTTTGATAATATGTTAGATGATATGGAAATTCAATATATTCAAAAATATAATTGTTTGGTACCAAATGGATACAATTTGAGACTTGGAGGCAATTCGGGAACACATAATGCAGAAACAAAACAAAAAATATCCGAGACTTTAAAGAAGAGATATGACAATGACATTATTCATTCAAAACCTCAATTAGGTAAACCACTTAGCGAAATAACTAAGAAAAAAATAAGTGAAAGTTTAAAGGGTCACAGATTAAGCCAAGAATCAATAAATAAACAGATTATATCAAAAAGAAATAGAAAAGTCATACAGTTTGATATTCATGGAAATAAATTAAATTCATTTGATAGCTGTAAAGAAGCCGGAGAATACATCGGTACAACATCCGCAAACATATGTATGTGTTGTAATGGAAAGTCTAAAACTGCAAAAGGATTTGTTTGGAAATATGAAGCTATTGTAAAATAATGCATATACATAATAAGTTTTTCAATTATTATGTAACTAAAAAGTGCACGGTATGGGATTTGAACCCATGCGTTGTAAACAGTGGGTTGCGTATGATTCCAACAGAATCTCTTAAGTCCACCTCCTTAGACCACTCGGACAACCGTGCTTTTTTTGAACATAGTTTAACGACATATTCGGGTCGTAGATGCTCAAGGGTGGAATCGAACCATCGTCGGCGGCTCATAAGACCGCAGTTCTAACCATTAAACTACATGAGCAAAAAGACACTAAGGCTGTCTTGGATATCCAGAAAAATCACCCGATTCGCGCTCTACCGACTGAGCTAACCGGGTAAGTTTATTTACAGTTATTTACACCATGTACACATACTATATATGCATCGTCTTTTTATATCGTTATTGCAAATGAATTATAAATGTTGACCTCCATCGTTCGCACCGTTGGCCGAATCGCAACAAATCAAATATAATTTTGATTAGGGAAACAATCTAAAGTTTTATTCGATGAATTACTTAATTACACATAAAATGGACCCATACATATACATAAATAAACACTCATTATCCCCGGAATTATGTAAAGATATAATAGAAATTTACGAAAAAACACAAAATAAACACAGAGCGACCACATTAGGTGGGCTAAAAGAAGATATTTTAAAGGCAATGCAATGTTATATAAATAATATTACGGACAAGGCCTGGCCAACAATACATGAATTCTTAAAACAAGAGCTGACACAAAATGTGCTAAAATATATGAAAACGCTGGATGACCAAATTGGCGACGGTAATAAATATAAACATATAACCGACAATATAATATATAACGACTTCCACATAAATAAGTATGAGTGTCAACATGAAGGAAAATATGATTATCACATAGATAGTTCTTTAACCAAAGGAATGGACCAAGAGAGACATATAACGTTCATTTGGTATTTAAACGATGTTGAAGAAGGAGGTGAAACTGAGATGAGAGGAAACATAAGAATAAAACCAGAATCAGGGAAGTTGTTGTTATTTCCATCGACATGGACATATCCGCATTGTTCACTGAAGACTATATCTAATGATAAATATGTCATTGTGGGATGGTTAATGCGGAAAGTTACTTAATTCATATATTTACACAATTTAGACACAACATAATCATGATTTATTTGTCATAATGTTGCCAGAGCCAACCGGTAATAATATATTTGTCATTGGATATAGGAATCTTTCCGGTATGTGGAAAGGTCCAATTGGCGGGAAATAATACAAGTTTTCCGGCTTCGGGTTTGATACTATATTTTGACCAAAACTCGGTTTCGCCCCCCTCTGCCACATCATTTAGATACCATATAAATGTAAGTTTACGCATTTTTCGACCAGCAAAATCGCATCTGGAATCTTCATGATATACATATTTTCCAACATTTTTTTCATATTTTTGAAGTTGCATAGAATTTGTTGATAAATAATTCGCATGAAAAATTTGATAATTTGGATGAACCATATTATTGTATTTTTTAATATACTCAATTAAATTATGGTTCAACTCTTTTGATAATAATTTATTAATTTTATCCCAACGAGTTCCACCCTTTGTTATTATGAAATCAGTCGTATCTTTAATATTTGCATCAAAACCGGATGCAGTATGTCCAGCGTAACGATTTTCTTCACGTTCAAATAGATTAATCATATCATTACACAATTCGCGAGAAATCGAAGTTGTATTAGTGTAAACAAGATCTATAATATTAAAGTTTTCCATATATAATGTATATAAGCACATATTTATATATTTATAAATAATATAGTTTTA